CCTACAGATGTTAAGTTAGGCATTGCAGTTATTTCATCGTCAAAGTAAGCAGCTAAGTCTGTTACTGCTACTTGTACCATAGTTCCGTTGTCGTTTAGTACAACTCTATCTGCGTCTGCTACTGTGGTTGATGTTGCACTAGTATTACCATCTACAATATTTAATTCAGCTACTGTAGAAGTTATGCCATCAAGAACATTAAGTTCGTCTGTAGTAACTGTAGCACCATCTAATATCTCTAGCTCTGCTTCAGATATACCTGCAGAACCTATTGTTACTGTTCCTGCAAAAGTTACGTTAGCACCATCAAATGTCATGGCAGTTGTGCTACCTGACTTAATTATTAAGTTACCACTAGTATTTGTAAGAGAGGCAAACTGTGTTCCACCATCTTTAAGTACAACATCTCCACCATCTGCATCTAAGGTTATATCACCTGCAGTATCTACAAGAACTTCACCATCTGCTATTAAATCTAATTGTCCATCTGTACTTGAATTGATGTATATAGCTGTGTCTCTGAATTGTAACTTCTCTGTAGAAGCAACAAGTATGTCATCACTAAATTCAAAATAATCCTCGTCTTCTTTCCATGTCAAAACACCATCATTTGATTCACCATCAAATGTGACTGCTATATCTGTACCTGCAGTGCCATCACCTATTGTGATTGCAGTTCCAAGTAACTTAGTAATAGGACCACCTTCTGCAGTTGTACCATCGTGTGTATGTCCTGTACTTGCAGCAAATGCGTTAACTAACTGATTAAACTCATCATTACTATGAGCAGCAGTTATTATGTCTCCATCAGTAAATGTGGATTGTCTAGTGTATGTAGCTCCCATTTATCTTCTTGCTCCTATTTGATATTCTAATCCAAAACCTCTCAACGCATAAGGTGCTGATGTTCCATCATCATTAACTCTTAACGCAACAGTAAACCCTGAACCTTCAACTGACTGTCTAAGCAACGGCTCTGTCTGTCCACCATAAGTTGCCACACCATATGTAGCACTACCATAAACTGCCACAATATCTGCTGCAGATAATGAGTAAGCAGCAGGTCTTGGTGAATCAGGGTCTTCATAGTCATATCTTAAAAACAAATCAGCATTAACTGCTGCTTCAGGTTTATAACTCACAAGCACACGTTGTAAATGTTTACGTATACCTGCATCACCAAAACTTAAATCAGGACTTCTGTACTTAGCATTTACAGCAGTTCCATCAAAATCATTACCACTTTCTTGTTGGTAAACATATCCATCTGCACCACCATGAACAATAGTTGTTCCTGATGTCGTTACAAGTATTCCTGTGGAGGTTGGTTTAATACCTTGTAACTTACCAAACTCAAACTGTTGACCTCTAAGAGAACACACAACTCCATTTGTATTAGCTTCTGTAACATCAGACTTTGAGAAGAACAATCTATATTGTGTTTTGTTAGGTATAACAACAGACCTAAACCCATCTGAATTTGCTATATTATCGTTAAACACAGTCTGAATAGGTGTACTGATTGTTCCTAATTCAACGTCACCAATTCTTGCAGTACCTGCAACTGTACGTAATCCATCAGGTGCTAAAAATATTAAGTCACCTGAAAATTCCTGAATAGTCTGTCCATTTATACAACCAATGTTTCTTGTTACATCTGTTATTGTAAAGTCTGAAACAGAAGACCCTGCCAACTTAAATATTCTGTTTTCACAAAAGATAAATAAGTTATCTCGGAAAACTTTAATGCCTGTTATAGAAGCATCAACTGCAATACTGCCTGAACCTGAACCTCCAAAATGGTCTTCGTCAAACGGTTTACTAAAAACCATCTCTTGAGGTGTGCTAGACATACCTGCATAAAACATATGGTCTCTAAACGAAGCTACGAACTTAGCTCCTGCCACAGAAGAATGACTTACATCTGTTGCCGTAAATGAACTATTAAATATAGTGGGTGCGTTGTTTCCATCTGCAACAATAAACTTTAAGTTGTCATCATAGTTATATTCTTCAAATGTATAAACACCTGCACTTGTGCGACCTGAATCTATCTCTGTCCATGCTGTTGAACCACTAGTAGACCTAAATATCTTCTCGCCTCTAGCAGCAATAATGTTATCATTAAAAAATGTTGACATTAATACTTCTTCACTAGAAGCACTTGTTTGGGGTACTATGTTGGTATTATACTTACTAAACCCATTTATTCTTCTGTAGCCACCTTCAATGTCAGGCTCAAAGTTAATTAGTTCTAGTGCTTCACCCGGTTGCATAGCAAACGTAGATTTGTTTAAAACTAATCCACCTTGTAAAGCAAAGTTTACAGGTGTTACTTGTGATAAGTCTGCCATTAACTTAACCTTGTATTATGTGTGTTTGCTCCATAAGTTCCTGTTCTAGGTATATATGTTGAACGAACATACTGAAATTTATTAACCAACAGTGTCTGCATATTTTTTATGCCTTGTTCAAATCTTTGAAAGTTTAATTGGTATTGAGAAGTTTCACCTCTATACTGATAAACAAAAGCTGTAGCACCATCTACAATAACAGCATCAAATCTTTCAGGGATACTTGTTGTATCTGTTAACGCAGACATATCAGAAGGAAAAGTAAAATAGTCAAACTTTATAGAGTATGACTTATTTGGAAAGGGGTACAAAAGATAATTATTATCAGGTGTTCTTACTACATGTTCAGGCACACCTCCTTGGTCAAACTGTGCCACTGTTATTCCACTATCGTGAGCAGCTGCAGTTGTACTGTTAGCTCCTCGTGTAGCACCTGTGAATGTTGTAGAAGTCGTTCCTGTGTATGTTATTTGTTCATTACCAACAAACAAAGTGCCTGAAGAGGCAAAGTCTGTTGTGCTTACAACTGTTATAGTTGTAGCTGAATCTGTCAATGCACCATCTAATGTTGTAGATTTTATTTCATCTTCTTGGTCACTAACAGCATTTATATATTCGTTATAGTCTAATTGAGGTAATCTATACCCTGAATTGCCTAAGTCACTATCTTTAATAAGTCTAAACGTGTGGTAATCCACTGTTTTAGCTGAGGTTGGTATACTATATCTTACAACACCTGCAGTTAAAGTTTTAGTTTCAGTGCTGTGATTAAATGGATAATTAAATTCTCTTTGATTAATGTATCTAGCAGCTTCGTTGACTGCATTTTTTGCCTGAACCTGTATACCTCTAGCAGTCGCAAAAGATGAAGTCGTTAATTGTACTTCATTTAATCTTGCTAACACTTTATTTGTAAGGTTGAGAAAAGTTCCAGACATATATAATTCCTAAAAGTGTAGAGGAGCAAGTTGCCCTGCTCCCCTAGAAAAGTTACGCTAATTGGTCTCTATCAACATCAGCAGCCTTATCGTCTAATCCATGACCGTTATAATCAATAACAGTCGCATAGACTCTAATTCTACCTGTTGTAGGTGCAGCACCTAAGACTTTAACATCAATAGTATCAGTAGAAGTTAAAAACTCTGTATAGGTTGAAGCTGCTGTTCCTCTAATAGTATTAGATGTACCATTAGTACCTGCAGCTAAGAAACCTGTAGAAGTTGTATCTCCACCATCTACGATGTCATCGCCACCACCAAAGTCAATATCAACAGTTATACCTGCATCGGTAGCTGCCATTACTTCTGCACCTGCGTTAATAATTAAAGTATTAGCAGGAAGCTCAAGTACTTGAAAAATGTCGTTTGCTGCATAACTTCCACCTGCTGCCACAAGAGCATCAAAGTCTAAGTATGCTTCAACATTTTTTACGATATTGGTATTCTTAGCAGAAGGTAAAGCTGCAATAGAGTCTGCAAAAACACCTGTGGTGTCTTTAGAAGTTAAATCATATGTTGCCATCTAAACCTCCCTTACGCTACGTTATATTTAGCAGTTGCGATTGCTTCAGGGCGAAGAATCTTTCTGCCATACATATGCATACCACGAACAATATCAGCAAAAGAATCAGGGTCTCTATAAGTCTCTGTCTTGTTGATTTGCTCTGCAGTTGCTACTGCTGAACTATGTCCTGCAACGATAACTCCGTAGTTAGTGTTTTGGTTTGCTGAACCTGATGTTCCCGGTCCTGTTCCAACTGCAGGTAAGTTGTTTGACATATATACGTCAAAGCCATGAATCTTTCCTACAGCTAGTCCATTTCTTAATCCACCTGATTCACCGAAGTCACCATTTAGAAGACGTGAATCTTCATCTTTTAAGAC